CTTGAGAATGTTCTTGTCACCAAAGAGATAGTTAAATGGATTGGTAACGCCTTCGACAGCAGCGCCAGCAGCACCGGTTAGCCAGTCAGGTTCCTTGTAGTCTTTGAAACCAATACTGGCCCCCAGTTCCTGGCCCTTCTTGGTTCCAACAGAGAAGGGATCTTTGTCGCCGTACAGGGCGGACATGAACGTAGATAGCCAGTCAGTTCCTTGGACTAAACCAGCTTTGGCGCGATCTTCGATGTACTCCCCCGAGGACGGAGCAGCAATCCGCTGTCCACGAGCAGAGATTCCTTGGATAGCCTGCGACGCAGCGATCTCATCGATCTCTGTGTCCGACAAAGGAGCCTCTGATCGAACAGTTACTCCATTGATTTTGTATTCAGGCATCAGGGCCTCACGATTTCGTATTTAGTGCCTTTGGAGGTAGTTCCAACCGTTCCAGAAGGTGTCGCAGGCTTGGCAGGTTCGACAGAAGAATCTACTTCTTCAGCATCTGATGTAACAAAGTCCATATCGGCCTTGGTTAAATCTGTTCGATTACGATAAACCTGCTGAACCTTTGCTTTCTTGGACATTGCAATACGTTCACGTACAGCCAGTGCTTCTTTCATAGCAGCAGCGTTAGTTGGTGTTAGTTGGCCGCTTAAAAACCCCCAGACTTGCTGTGCTAAACGGCCAGGAAGGTCACCGCTGGCAACAAGTTGTTCAATCTCTTTCTTACCCATCTGAGAGTCAACTTTGAACACTGAAGCAAAGGCGTGCCGAGCGGGTCCAAGCGCAGCGGGATTATTTACAGCATTATCGATTAGTTGGGAAGCAGATTGTGCATTACGAATAACTTCGTTATACGGTTTTGTTTCTGTCACATATCGTTCACGATTGACTTGGAGTTTGTCAAACGTCGGCGCTCCATTGACAGTGTTGGTAATCCTGGGTGCCGCCGAACCACGATTAGCCACAGCACCAGTAATAGCATCTTGTTGTAGTAATTGAGTCTCTCCCGCCACAGTGCGTTCAAACAACGGACCCCATTTAGCCTTATCCTTTAGGGCTAGTTTACGAAGGGCTTCTTCTTGGTTGCCTTCCGAATCATTCATGGCTTTGACGTAATCAGCCAGTGAATCCGGTGTATAAGACGTGGCGTGCTTTTCGATGAAAGCATCTACTGTTGCTTTCCAAGGTTTACCCAGACTTTTTGCTAAAGCGGCTTGAAGTTTAACTTTGGCCTCAGCAAGGTCAACATAGTGCTTCTCCATCGCCAGAGTATGCTCGTCCAGCTTATACTTCCTCTGACTTTCTCTGTCCGCACGCTCTTCCTTCTTCGTCTGATATTCCAAAGCCTTAGCAGCAGCCATCTCAGCCTGCTTAGTCAGCCCTTTAGCACCGAAGATACCAGCCATCTTCTTGAAGTATTCCGCAGGATCGTTCATGTCTACGCCGGAACTGCGGAGTTCCTGCACAGCTTCCTGCACAGCCTTGGCTTCAGCAACCCTAGGGTCTTCCATGCCAGCTAACTGCCCAATACCACGACCAATCAAACCACCAGCCATTCCCGCCATTCCCATAGGAGTGAGGTTGTTGGTTTCCTTGATGTCTTGCTGCATCAACTGATCCCTGACGCTAGCAACGTCGGGACCGAATAACGATGTGTCAGCCATGTGTTTTCCTTAGAGTGGTCCCCAGATAGACGGACCGCCATTCTCTTCCAAGAACGTAGTTGCCGCACTAGATCCAGAGTAAGCGTCGCTAATGATACGATCAATGTCAGATGAAGTAAGGCCCATCTTCAAAAGTTGTGCTGCTAAGGCTGATGTATCTCCACTAGCAGCCTCTTGTTGGGATTGAGCAGTCATACCGCCGAGACTAGACAGAACCTTAGCAAGCAGTGTGGCTTTCTGAAGATTGCCATCATAGCGTTGCTTGATCGATCGTAGATACATACCGTATTTAGCATCAATAGCATTTTGACCGAGGCTATTAATCGCGTTAGTACCGAGGTTAAGTTGCCCAGTAAGTGCATCAAGCCCTTTGTTACCTTGCGATAACATTGTATCAATCCCAGCACGCTGAAGTCCAAGAGGAACAGATACAGCATTCTGGAAGATCGGAAGCGTCTGATCTGCACCGTGCAACTGAGCCTGAGTAACAGCATCAATACCACGACTACCAAGACTACCAAGCATCTGACCAAGGTTATTATTGGTGTTGGCCTGTGTAGCCCCGGCATTGACGCCTGCGCCGATCTGTTGCACGCCTGCCTGCGCAATGTTAAGAGGAACACCAGAGGCAGCAGAACCTTGGTTGATAAGACCACCCCGAACAGCCAATGCAGCCTGATCGGCATTGGTCAACAGTCCAGCATCACGGGTGCCTTTCGACAGGTAATACGCAGCCAATTCGGGGCTGACAGCCTGTCCTGTGGCGTTAGACGCAGCACCAGTACGGCCAGTGGCTTGAAGGTTGGCACGCAGTTTAGCCAACTCCTGTGCATCATACGGAGCCAGCATAGCTTTTTGCTGCCCAAACTTCTGCTGTGCGAGGTTATTAACGTCGATGTTGTTCGCAGCACCAAAGGATGACCCCGCCGCAGCAGTTGCCTGATCGGAGACGTTCTGTGTACCCGCTGTAGGGGTGAAGACGCCTTTGTTGGTCGACCCGACATTGGTGGTAACGTTCCAGGGAGTGAACTTCTCCGTAGTCCCTTCTACCTTGTTCAGCAGATTATCGTAGGCAGTTTTAGTTCCGCTAGCGATACCATTGTACGTCCCAGCCGCAGCAGTGCCGAGAGCATTGTAGTCCCCCTTAGCCTGTGTAGCCAGATCACCCAACATTCCTGCTGTTTTAGCACCAAGAGCATTGTAACGAGTATCTAATGTGTTACCAATGCCTTGAGTACGATTATCAAGATTGGTAGCGTGCTGAAGATAATCATTGAAGGCTTGGTCACCAAGTTCATTATACGCATTAGCAGCAGTATTAGAAGCACCAACAAGCTGGTCAGCCTGGAGAGCGCCAGCAGCTAAGTCGAACATCCCTGTGCCACCACCAAGAATGTTACTCAGTACGTTCTGAACATCTTGGGGAAGGAAACTCTTGGCAGTGTTGAACACCGAAGGAGCAATCTTATCCAGTGTAGCCAAAGCACCGGGAGCAGTCAGCAAGGCTTCTGGAATGCCGGTAGCGGCAGCAATAGAGGCTGCTGTAGCCTGTGGAATAGTCATTGTAGCCACGTTGGCGGGGGTGACTCCACCAGCAAGACCGAAGTTAGCAAGTTCTTCTGCCGTCAACTCTCCAGCATTAGCGCCAGCAGCACCAAGCCCTGCGTTAGCGCCAGCAGCACCAAGCCCTGCGTTAGCCAGCGCACTCATACCCAAGGCAGTGGCAGCAAAGGCAACTAAGCCGCTCCAGTCATGGTTAGTAGTTTGCTGGTAGTAAGGTTCACGAACAAGGTTGCCTTGGCTATCATATTCAGCCCAAAAAGCTCCACGACCGGGAGTGCCATCAGAATCAATGTTATCAAGAATAGGAACGCGAAACCGATCTTGCCCAACCTTTTCAGCATAGGCTCCATCGGCAGTCTTGTAAGTTGTGTCTCCACCTTCCACGCCAGGAACGGTGATAATCTTGCCGACTTTAGCGGCAGCTTGAGCCAGTTGGTCTTTCAGTGCCATTATTTATCCTTAGCTGTAGAGCATACCGTTAGCCGACATCCTCTGCTGCATCGGAGTCTGCACAGCATTCTGAGCCTGCCATGCAGATGAATCCCCAACAGTGGGATATGTAATCTGAGGCTGATTAGTAGTCAAAGGTGATTGCGGGGTCATCATCGGAGCTTGCATCACCGTCCCGCTGCTGATCGGTGATGCTGTCGGAAAAGACGGCGTATGGGTAGGAATCTGGCTACGCAGTGTCTTCAGGCTTTCCAGATAGTCGTTATAGGGCTTGGCTTGCTGGTTGCCCTGATCCAGCGTAGGCATCAGAGGAACACCTTTAGCCTGAGCAATCTGATTAATATCCCATGTGCCGAACTTCTGTTGAAGGTATTCGCGAGGATCAATGGACGACATCCCGTAGGTGATAGGACCGCCGCCAGGAAACCACGAATGATTACCAAGCTGTACCATCTGCAAAGCTTCCCACTCCTCCGGTGTCAGAACACCCTGTAGGGCTTCATTAAAGCCCGCCTGAGCCCCGTTCTGGGCTTGGAGGTATGCAGCATAGTTCCCAGCATACCACTGGTCATCCTGACCCGCTACACGGCTGTATTGAGAGCCTTCAAAGTTGGGGTTCAAAGGATTGAGTTGCTGGTCAGTAAGCATACCAGACTGGAACTGGGAAGGCACAGGAATCCACTGCGTGCCCTGTGGTGTAGCTTGCTGTGTAACTTCAGTATTAATCGGAAAGGCAGCGCGAAAGTCTGCCCAACTTGCGCCGGGATTCTGAGCCTGGAATTGCTGCCAGATTTGTTCAGTCAAGGCGCTATTTGTGTTGTCGAGACGAGGCATTAGAATGTCCCTCCATCAATCGTACCGGAACCACTAAGAGTCCCAGACAAGGTATTCGTACCAGAAAGGGTGATAGACGAGTATGTAGCTCCGCTAGCGTCCTGCTTGGATGAGATAGCTGTGGCAATGTTGTCAAACTCTGTGTTCAGAGCAGTCCCAAGGATAAGCTTCGCAGGGTCACCTGTGATAAGAGCATCCTTAGCTGCAAAGTTAACTGTCTTGGTATAGTCGCTCATGTTGTGCTGATCCTTCCTTTCTTGGTGAACACGTCCACCTGTTGAATACTAAATGGATAGTTTTTGATAGGTACTTGGATTCCGATCTGAAAGACTCTACCGTAGTGGCTCAGATTTTGCCGTACTGTACGAATAACAGTAACATCAGAACCATACTCTCCAATAGCGTACTCAGAAACATTGTATTCAGAAGCAGTGCCCTTAGAAGGGAAGCGTGTTTGTGCTTGATAAGAAAGTCCTGCATAGTTTGTGCCCCACAAGAATCTAATTAGATAGTTACTCCCCCCATAGCCTGTAAGCCGAAGGAACTTCAAGATAGACTCGAATGCAATGTCCTCACCATGAAGGTGACTACTGATGTAAGACATTTCGTACTGTGCGCCATCGTCTGTGTAGAGCGTGGAAGCTTTACCAACTGTGCCTGCGAAACCGTACAGGAAATCCCTGTTAAGTCTGTAGCACATGGAATAGGGCGCAATAGTCCATGTAGTTACACGATGAGATCCGTCTTCCAGCTTCTGTTTTAGGTCGAAGACCCAAGATTTACCAAGCAGCGGGAAACTAAGGATATATTGACCATCCAGTTCATTGTAACCTGACTTAACCCAGTCATTGCTGTTGTTCAGGGCTACATCCTGCATCAGACGATCGCGAACATTCTTGCTCACGTCATTGAGTGGAGCAGACTTCTGAATCAGTACACGGCTCAGGCTACGGACCCCAGTATCAGACAGGAAGACAATATCGTTACCAAGATTAATTACGCTATCCCTAGAGATACAACCAACACCGTAGATTGTATCTTCCAAGGTGAGGTTAGTTGATGGATCACCGGCAGCACCTGTGTAGATAATGATTACCTTGTCACAGAAGATAACAAGCTTGCCGTTGAATGCAGCCAAAGCCGTCACAGGACGAAGATTACCGGGATAGACGCTACGAAGATCAAGAGAGCCACTCCCGCCGCCTGTCCAGGCTTCACCGATCAGTGTATCAGACCACTGAATAGTGTACTTATCTGTAGTTGTATCGGCTGTCCAGAGACGGCCATAAGCAGCAAGAACTTCGTGGGCAGACTGCACAGATCCTGCGTAGCTACCGTGTGTAGTCATCAGTTGCATTGTAGTGCCGTCGTACACCAGAGGTGTGTAACCACGTTGGAAAAGGTAACATTTCCCATTGAAGTTTACTGCTTTCCAGTTAGCAGAACCCCAAAGACCTGTGTAGATCAGGACAGGGGTGTTGGAGCTTGAAGCAGTAATAGTGTAGACAGAATCGCCAATAACCACAAGAAGCTCAACAGCACCAGCACTGTTGATATATTCATGGACGAGGTAGACGGTGCTGGCAAGGATTGCTTCATTAGAGGAGAAGACACGTTCCCATCCTTTGCGGGCTGCGATACGTCCGCTTTGGTCGATGACACAGTTGCTGGCCTCCAAACAAAAACGCTGATCCAGTCCTGTGGGACTGTCTTGAGTATTCAGTCCCCAGAAGCCTGGAGCAGCGAGAGTGACAGGGATTAGACTGCTTGCCACAGCGAGTTCCCGGAAGAGTGGGTGTCATCCTGCGAGATAGCTTCAGCGAGTGTGCTACGATAGATTTTCTCCTGAATCTCCGAAGCACGGCCAGAGTCTTCACCGCGTTCATTGATAGCTTTGAGATACGCCAGTTGGATCACAGGGTCTTTAGGCACCAAGAGTTTCGTAGTAGAGTCATCCGCGAGGTCTTCCTGAGGATTGACCATGTAGAAGATCAAGGAGTCTGTATCCGTGGGAACAGGATTGACGCGAATAACTAACTGACCACTGGAATCGTAGTTGAAGATATCGTAGACGTAAGGCGACGCATTCTGCGTAACCGTCAGAGCCAACAGATTATTGATGTATTGGTTAGTCGGGGCTTGCTGCATCCTCCACCTACGAGTGGTATTGTAGGCTTCAAGGATGCGGGTACGACTGTGAGTGCCTGTGAGGCTGTAGTTGCGCTGTGCAGCCACCATAGGAAGAGTGAGAGACGTAGACAGAGAATCCCAGTTCCAAGCGTCTTCTACTTCCCTTTTGGCTTCGTTTACAAAGATGCCAATCAAGGTAGAATAGTCTGTCTGTTCCACTGTCGTAACTGGACTCTCACGCAATCGCTTGAGAACATCGTTAGTCAGAGAAAGCCAAGTAGGAAGAGCCATTATTGAAACCTCGGTAGATGGTCAACGATCCAGGCCACTGCGGAAGCAACAGCAGCAAGTGCGGCAATCAAGATACTGATAGTCTTCGCTGCTGTCTTTCCTTGTCGTACTACATCAATCAGGGAATTGAAGTCTTTATGCTCAACTTCCATGTGGTGTTTAAACCTGTCATGAAGCACAGCAAGACATTTAGCGTTCTCGTTTGCTTGTTCGTTTGCTTCTTTTACCCGATCCAGTATCTCTTGTAGCAGTTGATCCGGCATTTAGAAACTCCATAAGTGTGGGGTTATCTAAAAAGACGGCCAATAGGCCAGTAGCCAAAGCAGCTACTTGATCTTCTGTCAGTTTTGTTGCCATGCAGTAATCAACTGCGTGCAGAACTTCGTGAAGTAATGTGTCTTTTACGTTATCTTCTGGTTGGGAAGTGCAGACAATGATCTTCTGAAAGTCTCTGTTACAACTTCCCGAATCAGTGAAATCTTCGGGAGCCTTCTCTACAATCCATGTTTTACCAAGGATGCGCAGAGAAGCAGGAATATAGTTCACAGACCATCGCTGGCGTCACCGGGAGGAACCGGCCACACCATTGTAGTCATAGGATCATTGGTGGTCTTGGCAATAGCCCAAGCATCCCTCACAGCCTGCCGATACACCTTCCAATCAGTCTGTTTACCTACGTTGAGGTTGTCTGTAGCTTGCGTCCAGTCACAGTCCCGGAGGATTTGACGAACCAGTTCTTTACACTGTTTCTTGCTCTCATTGGTGTCTGGAACGGCTTTAGAGACAAGTGCGCCTGTTGTGGTATTAATGAAGTCTCCAAGAGCAATGTTGGGATCGGTGAT